CCGTAGACCAATCTTTGATCTTCCAGTGCTGCTATTTTTTCAAACTGGGCTTCTAGTTTAAATTCTTCTTCTGGCATTTGGTTCTCTCAATCTAAAATTTTAAAGAAAACGGTACACCTACAGTTATGTGTTATAATATTATTTGCAAGTATTAATCCTGTATCAGTTTCAAAGTTATATATGGAGCCATCATAGTATTCATGAGAAATGCTATCAATTTCAGATGCAAAGAAAAGAGAAGTATTTTTCTCTCTGATGTTAATCAGTTTTTTAACGAAGGATATTCTATTAATGATATTTCCAAGAAAATTGGTATAACCCATTGGCTTGTAACTTCTTGCCTTAAAGATCTTGGCATTAAAGTTGAAAAGGGAAGAGGTTATGAAGTGGTTTCCCAAAAAAATAAGGCCAGTTTTAATGAAAAAAGAAAAAAGTATTTTCAAAAAATAAAAGAACTTTACAAAAAAGAGTATAGCAGTCTTGAAATCGCTAAAGAAATAGGTAAATCCAGATCTTTTGTTAATTGTAGCCTCAGAGATATGGGAATCCCTGTAAGGACAGGGGGAGAAATCAACAAAATTAGGTATTCTAAACTTTCCGCAGAAGAAAAATTGATTGTCACTGCTAACGCCAGAAAAGCTAGAAGACATTCTCCAAAAAGTGAGAAAAGCAGATTTCTTTCTGCTGTTTCCTGGCAAGAAACAAGACATAAAGTCGGAAAATTTGAAAATGAGTTTGCAGAAGCCCTTATCAATAAAGGACTCCCTGTCATGCAACAGGCCGCCTGGAAAAGATACAACTTCGACATCATGATTGGGAATCTCGCCGTGGAGATTCACAATTCCACGAGCAGGCCTTGCAATGGACAAGGGGACTTTAGAAAAACGATAGAGGCTATCAGCTCTGGAATTTCCATTTGTTATATCTGGATGTCCCCCACTAAAGCTGTTACTCATGAAGCTTTGGATGAGGTAATCGTTTTTTACAATTCTATTAGCGAGAATCCATCCCCTGTTGGTCAATATAGGGTGATTAGGAGTAACGGAGAGATTGATTCCATTAGCCGTATTTATCTTGATGATACTGCCAGAATAGCGACGTTGTATCATTCCCTTAATTCCTGAATTGTAAATTAATGTTTCTGGAACAAAACAATTAATCACGTTGCCCGGTACAGCCGAAGGATCCCCGGGGTATCGGATTGGCCCTAAAATGGATTTAAAAGATTCACTCATGCCTACGCCGTCTTTGTTCTGTAAGGGTATTTGTCTATGGGCGGCTCTTGTCCGTCCATCCTTGGTGGAAATCCAAAAACGCTTTAGGCTGGATTCTAATACTTTACCATCTTCTATCGCCTGCCTCCATAGCTCCTGATTAGATTCGCTTAAGAGCCGGATTGATTCTGTCCTGGCAATCGTGGTAGCCCGATAGGTCAAAAGTCTTTGCCTGTATCGGTTTACTTGAGCTTCTATCTGTTCGGGTTTGAGTGGTATACCCTCGGCATGTGCGCGTCTTACCGTACTATCGAATCGCCTGTCTCTGAGCTTCCGGCGTAATGCTTCCAATGGGGCTTTCTCCAAAGCGACCCGGTAATTCATCACCATACGCTCTTGATCGGATGTCAAGCCGATGGCATCTCTTATACGTAGTGCGGTTTCTTTTGGATTTACGCCACGCGTCAAGGCATCTACGATAATGGATCGGATCGTTTCCCTGGCATCAGCGGTTATTTGGGTAATCTTTTCAGCCCGGTATTGCTCCAAAACAGACGCCATTTTTGGGTTGACGACATTAAAACCAATCTTGACTTCTGTAATTGCCCCCGATGGCAAGGGTTTTTTAATGGATGGTGCGGCCATGGCGGAAAACTTACCGCCTGCTACGTATGCCTCAACAGCACCTTGTATAAATGGCTGTATCTCATTTGCAACCAATTCAGGCGTAATGATTTCGACTATCTGGGAGTAGTTACCTTGCTCAATCAGTCTTAATATTAAAGTAGTATTAACGACTGATTTTATGTTTCTCCACGACAGTAGCAATAAAGCGGCAAGCTTCGCCTCCCACGATGACATCATGGCATCGAATTTATCCGCGTAGTCCTTTTGGTTCATGTCATCAACTATATCAGATACAGATTAAATAAAATTGTTGACAATGGATAAAAATAAGGTATTATAGTTTTATCAAGTCAAGGATAAAGCGATGTGGACGATGACACATTGACAATTTTTTATAAAAGACTTTCCGAATACGGAATTATGTTTATAGGAAATTGATGGTTGCACCAGATACATAATAGAAGCTAGCGCGGTGATGTAATTATGTATAACCCAAATATCGGATTGATCCCCGATGCTAAAACTGGTAGCTGGTTTAATTCCAGCCTTTATCCTTTATTTAAATTAAAGTATTTACAAGTGGATAAAGCAATAAAAAAACGAGGTTTTAAATTGTAATGTATAAAATATCCAGTGATCCTTATCCTATTTACATGATTAATGATGTTGTAAAAACTGGAAAAGTTGAGGAGATCATAGTTCAGGATTATATATCAATGAATTATGATGGAAGCATGGATTCTAGTGCTCAATTATCCCAAGAACTTCGAAGAGTATTATCCAAAAAATTCCCTATTGGTAAAATTTTTGGATTTGAAGAATATAAAAATTGCAGAAAGGAAAAATTGTTTGAAGGAATTAAAGATAAAAAAGACGCTTACAAAAGAGCTAAACAAAAACTTGAAAGAAAAGTAAAAAAACTTGAATCAGATTTAAAACAAGTTTCTAATTTTTTAGAAAATTTTACCAATTAAAGAAAACAGTATAATGTCTATACCTGAAAGATATTATCAAATTGAAGGACTTTCAAAAGAGATATATCAAGAAATATATAATGATCTAAATAGTAAAAGAATAATTGATTTTGATATTTTGTCAGATGAAGATACTAAAATTTTCACCACTACAAAATTAACCGGACAGCCCTATTTATGCGTACATGGTAAATCATTATTTCAAGAATGTGAAGAATGTTTATGATGTAGGATTATAGAGGTATAAAATGATTTACAAAGATCCTAATGATCCTGAATGGCTTAAAATATATAAAGAAGAATCTATAACTTGTTGTAATGTATTTACATATGGTACAAAACCATTAATTGAAGCAATACAACAATACAGAAATGCGATTATTCGTATTTATACATGTCCTATTACGAATTGCGATAAGTGTAGATCACTAATATTTAATATATTAGATTTCAATCCACTTGAGGTAGATTCCCAATTATGAAAATTCAAGATCAAATTCAGGAAGAATTAAAATCAATGACTCCTCATGAGCAACATATATTTGAACGTGGATATATTTTTGGAAACAAGATAAGTGATGATCATTTTGTAAAATATATGGAAAGGAATATTGATCCAGTTCATTTATGCTATTCATGTGCAAAAGAATTAAACATTACTTCTGAGCCTGATCAGGAGTCGGTAAAACGTCAGAATTTTCTCTTAAAATTTGCGCAGCAGCTACGGCGGTTGTGGCAATGTCTAATGACTGTGAAGCATGTTGATTAGATTCTGCTTTATTCTGTCTGTCCTTGATGAACTCAAGCTCTTTGGCTGTTTCTGTCATCATGACGGACATGTTTAGTATTTTCTTATTAACTTCTTCCCGCTCCTGATCCCATCTAGATCTATTTTCTTCTTCCCTCTCCCGCATACGTTCTTCACGTTTGTGACATTCATTGAGTTGTGTTTGTACTTCCAGCATCCTGGCGTCAAATTCTGATTTCTGATCGTCTGTTCTTTTTTTTAAATCATTAATGGAGGTATTCAAGATTTCTTCTACTGTTCTGGATTGCCTATCTTTTTTCTGTTCTTCCGTTTCTGATTTCTTCAATCCCCATTCCAGCATTTTAGGCAGTGACTCCTTAATAAAGGGGGCAATACCCAAAGCGCCCAGAACACCAGCCGCAAAAGTCACTATAGAAGCGATGTCTAAATTATTATTGTGCGGCGCATCCGCCATAACTCTCGTATTCCATTTTACTGCTATAGACATCGTATATCATTTTTGTTTGAAAAACTATTCAATTATTTGTTGCCTTGTCAAGTATCAAGATTTTTTAGTAAATCCTGAATAGACTTTGAAGTGCTTGATTGCGCTGGCTTGTCTTCCTGTACGGGCTTGCTGGCCTGCATGGCGGCTTGGGTTGTTTCGATCTGCTCTTTCTGGTTTTGCAACATAGAGGCTTGATCGACCTCTTCCGGCGCTCCCAGTTTTTGACGTAAGAATTTCTCTGTTTCGGGATCGCCAGCAAATTGCAATCCAGCACCCGTTAGGGCCGTTAAGTACTGCGCAAAACCTTCCAGATCTTCCGGCGCAAGGTTCCCGGCTTCCACATGGGGCATTAGATCATCATCAAAGCCATTCAGACGCCACAGCATCGGAATAACCCGCCTGTTGATGACTCCCGCGATATTCTTCAAATACCCTTCAGCCGCCTTGAAATAAACATCCGTCTTATTATCCGATAGAGCATGACTACCTTTGGAGTTATTCCCAAGCATGATCCAGTCAGCCAACATCGTACGGGCCATACTGGTATCGTATCGGGTAATAATAGCGCTGGTATCTACCGCGTGAGTCCCCGAGGAGGACATTAATTCAAACCGGAATAATGCGGTATTGGTTAGCGTGCCATCTTCGTTTTTATAACAATCACTGGGAAGAATTACGCCACCGCCCTCATTAAATTTCAAATCCCGAACCATTTTTATATACGTGTTTCGGGCTTTAATCTTTAACGGATCATCAGTACTGATCAATTCTCCCGGCATATAGAGGGTCGGCAAACCTGTCAAATCACGTTCAAGCCATATTGATTCAATTAACCTGATGGCTTTTTTAGTGTAATAGTCCGGGTAGCAAGGTCTCAGAAGGGAGAATCCTTCCGGGTTGCGCTTCCAGGACATCGTTCTAAACAACACAATCCGGTCATAGGGGATGTACTGACGGCCTATTCTGTTGCCAATATTGAAATAAGGCTGTTGCCAGACGCCTCTTATGGTTTGGTCATCGGCAAAATCCCATTGATCAATAGTATCCTGACTTCGAGGATCCGGGCATTTGATTCCTATCCTGCCATCTTTATACCTTGAGTTTTTGCCAATCCGCCTCTTAAATACCATTTCAAACATGGAAAACCCATAGATGAACATTGTGAAAATTTCGCCGCGCCATTCCTCAAAGGTGCAATCCATGTCTTCCAGGCATTCTTCAAAGAATTTTTGGTATTCGCCAGAAGAATCTTTTTCAGATGGCAATACATTCCAGTCAGCGCTATTGAGGAGCGCAAACATCGCCGACAAGACAGCCCATATCAGGCTATCGTTATAGGCCATCTCCTTATACTTTTCGCGAGCTTTTGGCCCTTGTAGGTCAAGCAGGAACTCTTCAAAGATGTATCCGTTGCCCTGCCTTAGACCGGTTGATCCAATGGCATCGCCGATCCCCTTATCGAATGGGATAGGTTCTTCTCGGGGCGTTCGCTTGAAAAAATCAAAAA